AACTATGCCTCTGTAGTCACAGACTATATTATCAAAGTGTATATTGAATATTACTGGGTATCTTCCATGAACTTCAATAGTTATTGAGCGTCTGTTATATCCGTGGTAGATGGCATCAACATGAAGAAGTAATGTACTGATAGCTTCCCCTTCAGTATTGAAGATAGCTAATCTACGAAAGTTGTCACGCTGGTTGGGTTTCATAAGATATATCTAATTAAAGGAGAAGGGGGAGTACTACCAATACTCCCCCTCTCATATTGTCAAATCATCCCCAAGGAGTAAAGGAACTTTGACTGCAGTAGTTTTCATGGCCCACCCCACACACTGCTAACGGGTTTTTGATACTATTTTATAGTGCGTTTACGGATGGCAGTAGTACAACGAATATGTGCACCTGTTTCGTTTTGAGTTTCACATAATTTTGCACATGCTTCTCGTTCAGCTTTTACACCAGCATTCCATGCTAGGCGGCAAGATGCTTCCCACCCTTGGTAAGTATCAGGTGTTGGTATGCTTCTTGGTAAGTCCCACCATTCTTCAAATGTCATTATATTTCCTTATTTAAATATCTCTCTCCAAACATGGTGTTGGATTTTCAGCAAAGCGTACAACTTTTATTGTCGGGATTCCAAGTAACATTGCTTTCATTAAACGATGTCTACCATCCATTAGTTCACCGTTTTCATCTAAGATGATTGGTTTTTCTAGGTCAGCATTATTAACTGCCTTCATGTGCATGACCATCTCACGAAGCGTGAGCTTCTCATAAGTGTTATACATGTGAAGATGATCGAGTGGTACTTCCATCACAGGAAGTTCTCGTGTGAGTTCAAATAAACGTGCCACACTCCAAGTGTGTCTGCCCAAACTGCACATTTGTTTTTCTGGTTCAATCCATTTTTTTATCTTCATATTTGATTCTGTTAGTGGAGTTCCACTGTGGTGTCAGTGGTTACGCAGTAACCAATGAACAATAGGAGTCCCCATCTCTATCTCTTATAAAATTAAGGGAGATTTTTTGTGCACAACACTGAAAGCTAGGTTAAAGTGTACACCTGTTTCAACCAAGTCTAGGAAATTTTTATGACAGGCACAAACCAAAACAAAGAATCATGGGTACACAAGGTGCTCGATGAAAAGACAGAGCTGGATAAAAAAGTGGAGAAGCTCCGTTTGTTTCTTGGTTCCAGCGCAGCGATTGAACTTCCTGGTAGGACACAAGCTGATTTGAAAGAACAGCTTTATCACATGGAAGGTTACGCTTGGGTTTTACAACGTAGGTTACGCAACGCTTAAACATACATCTAAAGAAAGAAAGAAAGAAAGACATGACGACAATCACCATTGAACTCTTCAGAAGACCTTGCCGTCCAATCTGAGAACTTCAGCTACACAAAGTTTGGTGGACGTGCTGAACACTGTAAGTACTAACCAGCACGAAGCTGAGTTGATACGAGAGAACTTCTTAGGTTACACGGCTGTACTGTCTGAAGGCAAGTACAAAGCAGATGATTACTTGAATGCTGTGAAGTACGTCAGCTTTAAGTTGATGAAGTGTAGCAATGAAGAGGCATACGTAAAGACATTCCCACAACGCTATCAGCGTATGGTGAAAGATGGTGTGAAACCTAAAGACATAGGGGCATACGTCTACGCCTACAGTAAGAACAAGTTGGTCAACAGAATTATGGAACAGACTATGGTTCCAAGTTGGGTGTTGAACCAAGACATTTTCCAAGAGGCAATCAATACACAAGCCAGTTTGATGCGTGATCCTGATGTGAGTCCGAAGGTTAGAAGTGATGCAGCAAATAGCTTGCTCACACACTTGGCCAAGCCTAAAGAGGCAGGGCCGTTGATTAATCTTGATATGCGTGACACTTCAGGCATGAAAGAGATGAAGGATTTGCTGGTGCGTATGGCACAGCAACAACAAGGCTTGATTAAAGAAGGTGTAACGGCACGAGACATTGCAGCAGCAGTTATCATTGACGTAGATGTGAAAGAACAAAATGCCTAATGTTATTGAGACTCTTGAAGCTTTCAGGCGAAAAAACGCCATTACGGATGCTGCAAACTACTGGGCTAATGACAACAGTAGGTTTGAGCAGGGTAACCCTACTACGCTGGATAGAGCATTACGGAGCCTCAATCCACTTACTTCCCTTGGTTCGGCTATGGGAGCAATGCAGTCAGGGGCAAGTCAAGGTAGTGGGCGTGACATGATGATTGCTCTTGCTCAAGCTTTACCTTCTTTTGGTGTAGGTAAGCTTGCACACCTGCCTGCAGCTATCAACACAATTGGTCCAACACTTAAAGCTTTAGGTACACACACTGGAGGTTCTGTTGCTGTAGATGAAACACAATCTTTAGAACAACTAATGAAAAGTTTAGGCAACTAATGTCAAACATTAAGCAGGAAATTGATCAGTGGTTAGACAGTGTTAACTACACTGTTTTGAACAGTCCAGATTACATGCCAAGTGAGTTTGCACTGATCTTCATGAACTGGATCAAGTTAGTCAATGGTGGTACAGGTGAGACTCACAAGACTCCACCAGTACATCTGGCTATGTTGGATAAAGTTTCGCAAGGTGTAAGTGATTACATTGCTAATCTTTGTTTCCGTGGTGCAGCAAAGACTACTTTGTTCATGGAGTACTTGACATTGTTCTTGGCTCACTTCGGTTACTTGCCTAACTTTGGTAGAGTAGATGGAATGATCTACGTATCAGACTCTATGGACAATGGTGTTAAGTCTGCACGAAAGAACATTGAGTTTAGGTACAACAACAGTGAGTTCCTACAGTACTGGATTCCAGAGGCTAAGTTCACAGATAACTACTTAGAGTTTAAGAACAGAGATGGCATGATGTTGGGTGTCAAGATGTTTGGTGCTAAGACTGGTCTACGTGGAACGAAAATTTTCGGTAAACGACCAGTGCTATGTGTGTTAGATGATCTAGTCAGTGATGATGACTCTAAATCCAAGGTAGCAATGGAGTCGATCAAAGATACGGTTTACAAAGGTGTAAACCATGCTCTTGACCCGACACGTCGCAAAGTAATTTTCAATGGAACACCTTTCAATAAAGATGACATTCTGATTGAAGCTGTGGAATCCGGTGCTTGGGACGTTAACGTATGGCCTGTATGTGAACGGTTTCCGTGCACTAAAGAAGAATTTGTAGGTGCTTGGGAAGATCGCTTCACGTTTGAGTACGTGTCTAACCAATATGACATGGCAGTTAAGACAGGTAAGGAGGCTAGCTTTTTCCAAGAGCTGATGCTTCGTATCACGTCTGAAGAAGAGCGTCTTGTACAAGAAGGTGAGATTCGTTGGTATGAACGTGCTAAATTATTGGCTAAAAAATCCACGTTCAACTTCTACATTACGACTGACTTTGCTACATCTGCCAAACAAACTGCTGACTTTTCAGTCATTAGTGTCTGGGCATACAACTCCAACGGTGATTGGTTCTGGGTTGATGGTGTATGTGAGCGTCAGACAATGGACAAGACACTGGCTGATTTGTTTCGCTTGGTTCAAATATACAAACCACAGTCTGTAGGTATTGAAGTGTCTGGTCAACAGGGTGCATTCATCAAGTGGATACAGTCACAGATGATGGAGAAAAATATTTACTTCAACTTAGCCTCATCGGATAAGAGTGGTGCAGCAGGGATACGCTCAATGGGTGATAAACTTACCCGCTTCAGTCTTGTTCTTCCTTGGTTCAAGCTTGGAAAAATGTATTTTCCTGAAGAGATGAAACGTAGTGTTATTATGGGCATCTTTATGGGACAATTAAGGCTAGTAACTAAGTCAGGTATCAAGGGTAAGGACGATTGTGTTGATACAATCTCTCAACTTTCCTACCTGACTCCGTGGAAACCTTCTGAATCTGCTCCTGTCACCCCAGATGAAAACAGTCTCTGGGAGGAACAACAAGAGACAGTAGCTCTTAGTGGACTTACTTCTTACATTGTTTGAGGGTAGACTGATTTATGAACATTACTGATCTTTTTGCAAGTCTGTCCTACGGAGAGCTGAGTAATTTGGCTATGTCTGTAGACGCTTCAGGCGTTATTCGTGTACAAGATCAGCCAAAAATTCTAAATGCTGCTAATGAGGCTTTGCTGTTACTGCACTCAAAATTTATATTATCAGCAAAAGATATTTGGATTGAGGCACGTAAACATATTACGTACTATCATTTTGATATTCGTTTTGCAGAATCAAATATTCTTAATTCTTCAGAAAATGATTTTTACATTAAGGATTTACGTGGAGAACCTTTTACTGGTGACGTGATAAAAGTTCTCAATGTGTTTGATCAATTTGAGTATGACCTTCCTTTGAATGATGTAGAGCATACAAGGTCTGTGTTTACACCACAACCAAGGATGCTACAAATCCCCGATCCTGTAGACTTCGCTTTGTACAACGTGGTGTATCAAGCAAAGCATCCTACTTTAATTCTGTCTGAAGAACTAGATCAAGAGATTGATCTACCAGACGTATTACACTCTGCACTTAAAGCTTACATAGCGTATCGTGTGCACTCCAACATGAATACTCAAGAGGCAACTGCAAAAGCTGCAGAGCATTTGCAGAATTACATTGGTATTTGTCAAAATGCGGTTGAGTATGACCTTGTGAATACAAGCAATCACACCACCAATGTTAAATTTAATAGAAATGGCTGGATTTAATCATGGCAACAAGAAGCTCTAACAACCCTTACGGCACTTTTACCGAAGGTACGGATAAAAGGATTGGGGATGCTTTCCCGATAATCGAAGCTGTTTACAAACGACTCTCTGAGTTGATGTATCTTGTAGACAATGCTTACCGTCTTCAGCCGGGTCAAGTTGAGTTACGCTATGTTGAAGAGACAAAAACAGTTGAATGGTCTTACACCAATGTTGGTGAGTGGCATGTTCTGTTTGTGAATGATGGTGTTGTAAGTGTTGATCCGGGTGGTAATAGTGGAGGGGGTTTACCCCTTGATATAGATGCTCTGTTGTCAGACATCATGGCTCAGTTAGCACTTAAAGCTAACATTGTTTCTCCTACTTTTACTGGTGCTCCTAAAGCACCGACACCTGTATCATCTTCTAACGATACTTCTATTGCTACAACATCTTTTGTAAAGACAGTAGTTAATGCTCTAGAAATTCCCCCACCTGAAGAAAGTGGTAGCTTATCTTTGTTTTATTCAGGGTCATTGTCTGATGGTATTTTATTTACTGGTTCAAATGGACTTCCTGATAATGCAGTAGTTACCTCAGTCTTAGTAGCTAGTAATAATGAAGCAGGGGTGTATATTCCAACAAATGCTCAAGGTTTAAGTAAACGTAATATTTATCTCGACATTACAGCAAATACTGTTGAAGGTACTGCAACACTTCCTGTTGCAGTTGCTGCAGGTGAGTGGGTTCCTTCCCCCCCGAAAGAACCATTAGCTCCCGGAAAATTTATGGGTGCATACTGGGGTGACTACACAATGTACAAAGGAATTGGCAGATTAGGAACTATTGATTTCATGTCTGGTTTGTGGACAGCTAATGCAGATCAAACTTTAATGTTTGATCCACAAACAGGGGCAGCATACGTTCCAGAACATTACTGGAATTTAGATTACATCAGTGAACCTAACATGATGGGGGGTAATGTACCTTCTGGCGGTACACGAGTTGCTTTAGCTTCTCAACTTTCCCATCTGTTCTATGCTTTTTTCTTCCCGAACTGCACCTATGCAGAGTGGTTGCGTTTGGTTCCTTACATGGAATTCCCCCCACCTTCAGTGTTTGGCACAATTGAAGAAGCTGTAGCTGCTGGTGGAACAAATCGTGGTGCTTGGTCTTCATCTGCAAGTTATGTGACTAACGATGTGGTGCTACATGATGATGTGTACTACGCTGCACTGTGTGCAAATACCAATCAAAATCCTTATTGGTTAGATGCAACCAGTGGCGTTTCAAGTTTATGGATTGCTGGTTCATATTTTGCTCCCCCTTCTGATGGCGGCGTGCTTATCCCTACTTATACTAAAAATGCTTTAGTAAAACCTTTACCTCTTGTACCGGGAACTGCTTATTCACAAACAGCATATCTTGGCAACATTACACCTGTTGGTGGGTATGCAACTGTAAAAGCATTTATTAGTGCTGGTGGTGTTGGTCCGGGTACTGTTTGGCGTACAGATGCTACACATTACTGGTGTGGTTTGAATTGGGCTGGTTATTGGGCAGACCCTGCGTTAAGTCCGGGTGATGGTAGTCAACATACTCAGGGTGCAGGAACTCCTGACATGATTGCTAAAGCTCACAGACGTATTTACTGGCGTACAATTATTCCTCGTGGTGCTTTGGTTCCAACTGATACTGATACATGGCAAAAGTTTCTTAAGAAAATGCCAGCATTACGTGCTGCTAATCCTGCATTGAAATTTATTCTTTCTGTTGGTGGATGGTCACGGTCACATTACCTAGGTATTGTTGGTGCAAGTCCTACACTCAGGGAAACCTTTGTTAATTCTTGTATGGCTTATTGCAAGAAGTTTCTCTCTGATGGTATTGATATGGATTGGGAAACTCCCGGTGGAAATGGGGATACCAATTACATCATTAACAATATTTGGCCAGATGAAGTTGGTTATGCAGCTATGCGTGAGTCTGCAACAACTGATCCTACGCTGAATACTTTTGATAAAGATGGTTATACAGCCATTATGTCAGATTTACGTTCTGCATTTAATTTATATGTAGATCAAGGTGGTCGTTATTTGGAGTTATCTTCTGCAATTGTGCCGGGAGATTATGCTCTTTATAATGTAATGGACTCGTTCCAATATCAAGACAACATTATGTTGATGTCTTATATTTTTTATGGAACATGGCAACCAGAAATATTGCCTTTTGCTGGTCTTTACAAAGCTGCTGGTCATCCAGAGATGAATAGCTTTCTTACAGTAGATGGTTTTGCACAACGAGTAACAAATTCACACAATGGTGTTGGTGGTGCAGGTGAATTAGGTACTGGTAAGAGTTGGGCTGGTGGTACTTTTGAATTAACTTGTCCAAAAAACAAGGTAGTAATCGGTACAACTTCTAATGGTGTGGCTTATGCCGTATCTACTGGTAATTTTGCTGCAGTTCCAGTTGCTGACGGTTATGAAATTACTGGTGTAAATAATGGTGGTGCAACTCCTTGGAAGAGTCCTGCATATAACGGTTCGAGTTTCATTGATGAAGATGCTTTGTACTATCGTTATATATCAGGCGAGTTAACCCGTTATTGGGATGCTGGTTCAAAAACAGCAATCTATGCAGTTGACAACAATTCAGGTAAAGAAGTCATTAGTGCTGATGATGTGACAGGCTTCTGGCATAAAGCACACTATGTTGTGACTGAAGGTTATCGTGGAATGATGATTTGGGAAGTTTCTGGTGATACCAAATTTTTCCCAAGTGAAGGTTGGCCTGTTCGTATGGGTGGATTAGTGGAAGACGCTGACCACAATCAATTCAATGGCGTAGACACAATGGTCTATGTTATGAATCGTGGTGCAACAGGTGGAGCATCAGGAACTGGTGATATTGTTCTTAGTCGAACCAGTAATAATGCAGCAGGAACCCCAACTTTAGTAACTTTTTCAGTTGAAAATGTTGCAGCAACTGGTATTAAAGTGACGTATGAAATCGTTACTGGTGGTAACACTCTGAATATTCCCGCAACACCACCTACAGAACCACCACCAGAAGAACCCCCGGTTGAACCTCCAGTAGAACCGCCACCTGTAGACCCAGTAGTGACTACATCACCTTTCTATTGGTATGGTGACTCTCTGTCAACTACTCAATGGGATGGTAGTGGTGTTGGTCCTACATTGTCTACTCTGCTTAGTCAGCCTGTAGTAGTTAAAGCTGCTGTAGGAATGCAATCTCAAGAAATTGCAGTAAGGTTTGGTGGACGTTCTTCTCTGTTTACTGTGGAAGGGAATTTAATTCCTGCTTCTGGTCCTGTGAATGTTACTAGCAGGGTTATTCTGCCAATTGGTTACACAGCAGCAGACCGTGTGGCTGATCCTTGCTACAGCACTGCTGTACGTTCAGTACCGGGTACTTTGGCTGGGGTTAATGGTACTTATACCAGTGATGGTGGTCGTGTTAATTATCCAACTACAGACCCTCAACCAACTTATTGGAGATTCACCAGAGATACAGCAGGTGCTACTGTTGCAGTGCCTCCAAAGACACCGTTTATTATTGATGTGCCTGATGATCGTTATGATGCTACTTGTATTATCTGGATGGGTACAAACAATATGGGTTGGTGGTTAGAAGAAGATGGTGTTTTGAATGATTTTGCTGGTTGCGTTGCTGCCATGACAAACACACCGAAACGCTTTATCTTGTTGGGTCCAATTACATTCCCATACTGGGTACAGTGGTTGCACGATCAAGTAGCTTATGTAAATAATGCTCTTACTTCGCTGTATGGAGATAATTACATTAACGTCATGCAACTTCTGTTGGCAAACGGTAACGGTTCTGCTGGCGACAATGCTGATATTGCTGCTAATCTGCCACCAAGGTCGTTAAGGACCAGTCAATACGATGGTCATTTGAATACTGCTGGTAGCAATCTTGTTGCAACTGCTGTGTTTAACAAATTAACTGCTAAAGGTTGGATAGCGTAGTACAGTGAGGGGGCTTCTAAATAAGAAGCCTCCTTAGATAATTTCAATACAAGAGGAAATCATGCTTTTTGCGTCAATACCAGAATCTACACCGCATACTCATAGTCCGGGGGATTGTCCAGGTGGATGTGACGATATTAAACAAGTAGAGAAAGAATTAGCAGAAGGTGCAATTCGTATGACGAATATTGAGGAAAGTCTGGATTCTCTTGCAGGAAAATTTGATGACCATATTCGTGTATCTAATGAAACAAATACTTTAGTTACAGAAGTTCTTGACATACTTCATGCTGGTCGTGGGTTTTTTAAGATTGTTGGATACATTGCTACAGGTATTAAATGGACAGCAGCTTTTGTTGCTCCCTTGGTAGCACTATACTACACACTTAAAAGTGGTGGTAAACTTTAAAGGATAGGTATGAAATGGGAAATTAGTCCATTTACTCTACCACTTATTTCTGCAAATAATAAGTCTAGTAGAAGCATAGATAAAACTCTTCCCCCTGACAACGGGGAGTTAGACTTATCTGTGTCTTTGTTGTTTGGTTCCACTGTACTAGGTGTTGAGCGTCATGTTTGGTCTATTTTTACCAATACAGGAACCAAGCAACTACGAGACATTGAGTTAGTGCTGCCTCGTAGTTTTAACTACTATGGGACAGTACCTGATACATTAGATGTAGGTGATAAATTTATTATTAGGCTTACCTATGACTCAGCAAAGTTAGGCCCTATAACAGGTAATGTTTACGTCAAAGCACACAAAGTAGTGTTTGACTTTCCTTTCTCTGCTAATGTGACGTTAGGTAACTTTACGTACAATGATGCAGCAATGTATGATGGTATTCAGACTTATGATGGAGAATTAAATGTCTAAGATTATTCCTACCAAACTGACTCCTATCTGGAGAGATGTTCCCTATCTTGAGACAACAGATCGAGTTGTTGGGGGAATTGCAGGTGCAGCTAACCTTTCTGCTGTTGCATTGGCAGAACGCACTGACTTCATCAAGAAAACTTTGGATACTGTTGTTGCTACAGCAATTGCCTCTGCTGTAACTGCTACTCAAAATTCACTTAGTGCACTTGTTACTGAAGCTGCAGAATTAGCTACAGCAGCTAATAGTGAAGCAATAACTAATCTTGTAGCTGCCACAATTGGTAATGCTGTATCTACTGCTGTTAATGATATTAATGCAGCTTTAATTATTGAAGTTGCTACTCGTCAAGGTAATGATGATGCTGAAATTGCATTACGTATTGCAGGTGATGAAGCTGCCCAAGCTGCTGCTGAAGCGGCATCTACACCTATAGCTCATGCTGGTGCTGGTGGAGCTGCTCATGCAAATGTTGTTGCTGCTGGTGCTGCTGGATTTATGTCTGGTGCAGATAAAGCTAAATTAGATGGTATTACTAATGGTGGTGTAGCAGACTTATCAGCTCTTGCTTCAGAAGATGGAGCATCTTTAGTTGGAACAATTGCTCCTTTTGCACATGCAGTAGCGCGTACCCAAGAAGCACGTAATAAAGATACACGCTCAATTCTTGATTTTATTGATCCAACTTATCATGCTGCAATTCTTGCTGGTACATCTACGTATGATGCTGCTGCTAGAATTAATTATGCCCTTGTTGAAATTGGTGGTGGTAATTTAACTTTGCCTCCCGGATGTAGAGTTGCTATTGGGTCACCCATCAATTTACAACGTGGTACTTGTTTAATGGGTGGTGGTCCTTTTGATGATGTAGCAGGTGCAGGTTCCAAAATATACCTGTTACCGGGTAGTAATTGTGAAATGATTAAGACCCCATTAGCTAATGCAGGGGCTGCAACACATTACATGGGGTTGGAAAATTTAGTATTAGATGCTAATGGTTCTAATCAAACAGTTGAAAAAACAGCCGTACAGTTTTATGGTGCTTGGGTTGGCTCATCACTTAAAAAGTTGATGATTACAAATAGTTTTGGTTCTGGACTTGTGCTTGATAGTGGAGCAGATATTCAAATTGAGCATGTATGGATTGTTGGCAGTGTTTCTACAACAGGTAAGTATGCTTTTGATACTAATCCTTCACTATCTGGTGGCACTTTAAGTGGTTTACTTAATATCAACCACTTATACGTTGAAAATTCCAGTAATAAAGTTGGTGGTAATCCTCGTGATGTTGAAGCAGATCGAGGAAATTCTGTACGTTTACGTAGACTTGTTGCTGTAAATATTGGTGATATGCATATTGAAGGTGCACTACACGGTATAGATGTTGAACTTTGTCATGCAGTAAACATTGCATCAATTCATGGTGCTTGGCTTGGTTCGGCTGCTCAAGCAGATTCCGCATTAGTAAGATTTACAGATTTAGCAGTAAGGGCCACAAATATTGGTGCAATGTATGTTGATAGTTTCTCTACAACTTGTGGATTTGTGAAAAAAGCAACAGGACTTACATCAAACGTAATCCCAGATTATTTGATTATTGGTTCAAATTCTTATGCTGTTGGGTATAGTGCTTTTAACGGTGATGGGTATGGATACCAAAGACAAGCTCAAACTTTGTTTGCTAATACAGGTGGTGTAGAGAAAATTGGTACTGCTAGTCCACAAAGCTGGAAATTGTTTACTGATGAAGGTAACTATAATTCTTTTGGTTACATGAAACAAAATGGTTATTTAACTAGTTTTGGTTCAACTAAAAATCAAGTAGCAAATACAGAAAATGATT